AGTAAATGATATTAAGAAAAACGGATTGGGTGGATCTAATCTTGCAAAAAACTTAATAGGAGGCGCGTTGCAGGATTTATTTAATTCTCCTCAAGCTCCTATGGTAGTAAATGCATTACTTACCGGAGATGCGACTGGACAATGGCACATAACGGTTGGAAATCCTTTGAATCCTATGATGGTTATGGGCAACTTATGTTGTACTGGAACCAAAGTATCTTTTAAAGGCGGAAATAGTGTTCAAGATTTTCCAGAAGAAATGGAAGTTGAAATCACATTAAAACCGGGAAGGCCAAGAGATAAAGCAGACATAGAAAGTATGTTTAACGCCGGAAGAGGTAGATTCTATATCAAACCAAATGATGGTGTTGATATTAATAAAACAAGAGACGTTTCAGAATACGGTGAAAAGGCATCAAAAGGAGTTAGCCCAGGAAGTTTAACTGAAAAAGGAAGACCTGCTAGCGTAACTGATAACGCATTTAGAAAATTCGCAGCCGACTAATGAAAACACTACAAAACAAGAAAATTTCAGAGATTGATGATAAGATTATCATGACTGAGCCAACATTATTATTCCCAGACTATATTGCAATATCTCAGGTTTTTAATGTAGATTCATATTATGCCGGAAGGATAGATCTTATTTCATTAAGCGTTTACAATTCAGCAGATCAAGTTGATCAGCTTTTAAAATTTAATGGTATTTCAAATCCGTTTACAATAGCAGAAGGAGATATTCTTTATATTCCACCGATAGATGTTTTAACCAAGACATGGAAAAAACCAGGAATTGGAATTGCAGAATCGAATTTAGTAAGAGATAGATTTGTTGAAACTAAAAGACTTCCTATTAAAGATCAAAAAAGATTAGAGTATCTTAAAAGAAAGGCCTCATTAAAACCTAATGGAGCTAAAGAAATACTGCCTCCTAATGTTTTGCCTTCTGATAAACAAAACGTTATCATTGAGAATGGACAATTAATAGTAGGAGGTGCACTACCCTCTTCTGGTACTGGGCTACCTTCTTCTGCTAATAGAACAACCGCTTTATTAACTTCTAATAAAGCCTTTCCAGGAGAACTTCAAAAGATTAGTACAATTAATAATACAAATAAAGACGCTTAATGGCAAGTGATTTAGATAGACATATACTCGTAATTACTGAACCAACTTTAAAATTGGATCCGATGGTCTATGATTCTGGAAAAGAGGAAGATCCGAATGGTAAAAAAATATCTAAGGAAAATGGTTCACTAACACCTGCTATTAGAATTAATGGAATTGATTTACAACAATATGATATTAATACGTTTTCAATTACGATGTCAGGATTTATTCCTGAATTATCGCTTACATTCATGGACAGAGAAAACTATTTCAAAGGAGATTCCATACCTAGAGATGGCGATGTTGTAAGTGTTAGGCTGGCTTCTAGACAAACAGATGTTTTTAAAGATATTAGAATGGATTTTGATATTATTAGATGTAGTACTTCTGCAGCTCCCGAGGGTGGTCAAAATGCTCAATCTCTTCCAGGAGGACAATATAGAATATCTGGAAGATTAAGGGTGCCAAAGCTTTATGCCGAAGAATCTAAAGGTTATGGCAAAAAAACTTCATTAGACCATTTAGAAGCAATCGCAACCGAATTAAAATTAGGATTTGCTACAAATATTGATAAAACTGATGATGAAATGTCAAGATTCTGTCCATATATTCCAAAATCCCAATTTATCGCAGATATAGCAAAGCATGGATATATTGATGATGAAAGCTTTGTTGTGTGTAAAATTGATCCATATTATAATTTGAATTATGTTGATTTAAATAAAGTTTTTAATTCTAAAAATGATCTGGAATTAAGTTACTTTTCAAAAATGCAAGAAGATTTTAATAAGAATCCTGGCGATGATGACAAGGCAAATAAAATCAAGGGAACTTTATTAATTACAAACCACCCACAATGGCAAGCTAGTCCGCAATTCTTTGAATCATTTAAAGTAATTAACAAGTCTGGTGAAAATACAGCGCAGATGGGTTATAAAATCAAAATGCAATATTTTGAAAATGACAGCGACGAGGGTCTTGTTTCTTTCGATATTGAATCAATGGCTAGTAAGAAAATGTCAGATATTGAAGAACCTTTAAGAGGTCGTAGAACGGAAGGTAGTGGAAAAGAAGAGGAAACTAGGTATAAAGACGAAGTTAAACAGAAGTATGTAGGTAGAATCGATGCTGATAAAACTCACGGTAACATGAATATTAATCATTATTTTGCAGCAATCCAAAATAAAATGAATTATAATGAGTCTACCAAAATTAAAATGGAAGTAACTCTGGATCAAATTAATCCGAGTATTTACATGTATATGAAGATTCCAGTGTTTGTTGTAGCATATAACGATACTGAAGTTGCTAGATTAAAATCACTTAAAGAAAAGAAAAAAGAAAAAGGGTTCGATACCGTTGGCGAAGAATACGGAGAAGATTTTAATGCTGAAAACGAAGGCAAAGTAGTGATGGATGAATTCCATACCGGATATTATATTGTGGAAGATATTAAATATATCTATGATTCTGATACAGGTTCGGGAATTCAACAGAAAATAACTCTTTTAAGAAGAGAATGGCCTTCAAAATTAAATACAATAACTGGAGAGTCTATGGCAGCACAAAGTCCACCAGCTGCTCCAGCACCAGCTCCACCTCCTCCAGCACCGGCACCAGTTGAAGCTCCGGCTCCAGCACCGACACCGGATCCAGAACCACCAAAACCTGAGCCAGTATTTACATTAGATCTTGAGTATCTTAAAGAAAGACAGGGTATTGGTTCATGGTTTGAATTTACAGAAAATTTGAAATGGAAAGCTGATGATAAAACTCTAGTAACAGAAACTCCTAAAATTAAAGTAGTATTTAATGGTCCTTCTACTTATGAAGTACAGGCTGAAGTTTTTATGGAAGATAAAACAAAAGTATCAAGGCGTCCTGGATTAACTTACAATGCTACCTTTACAGTACCTAAGAGCACGTTTGCTAATAAAGAAGGTAAATATGATGTCGATGTAACTTTAACTTACAAAGATCAGACAGTTAAAGAAATAGCTAAATTTGAATTCCGTCCATGGAAAGCAGGTCAAAATTTTGGAGTAGGCGGAACACAAATTGGTAAGAAATACTATACTTGGGAAACTATTTCGGGTCAAGAGCCAGGAACTTATATTGGAAAGTATACTTTAAAAGCTGAGGCTACTAAAGGAGATGGGCCTAGAAGTGGTAGAATAGACGGTACTGATCTTCAGGATGTAATGAAACGAGCAGAAGATGCTGCAACAGCAGAAGGAATGAATTCCTAATAAAATAAATTAACAATATATAACGTATGTCAGCATTCACATCATTAGAAACATTTAGAAAATCGGGACTTCTTGTAAAAGGAGCTTCTGGCGATGTTGGCCTGTCGGCGTATCAAGATCCGACATATCTTTCTTTTACATTATTATTTGATATGCAATTGACTTCTCCGCTATTTAATGGAGAGGCTGCAGGTTTCATGAAAAAACATTTAGTTACTGCGGATCCTAACAAATACCAGCATAAATTAGATTCTTTATTAGCTTTTAAAGAGGCTTTATATAAAATTAATACTGAAATGCCATGGCACTGGCAATCTCTTGCTGGAGTTGAGCGAATGGTTCAATTTACTCCTGAAAATCCATTCTTTGGAGGAGATGATGCTAAATTAATTATAGGTTGTTTAGAAACTATTAATTTAAATATTGCTGGTTTAATGCAATTGTATAGAGAGGCTGTATGGGATGAATCTAGATGGTGTTATGTTTTACCTCCTAATTTAAGAAAATTTACAATGTATTTGTTTATTTCAGATGTTAGAGGAATATATGATAATTCATCAGCAGGAGTCCTAACCGGAGAAGACATGAGACCTTACTTTATGTTTGAACTTAGATTTTGCGAATTTGATATGGCTAGTGGAAATAAAGCTCTAGCTGATTTATCAGCAGCAGCTCCAGAAGCAGCAACAAATGAAGTTATAATTAACTACAATAGAGTATATCGAGTTGATGCAAGAGCCCTTAATGGTGCTGTGTTTCAAACTAAAGATATTTCAAAGAAAAATCCTACAGATAATATAGTTGCTGAAAAGAAAACCGTTGTTCCAGTTCTTGATATAGAAAATGAGTATAACGATATTGATAGAAGACAGATGGATCCTGAAGCTGGATTAGATCCAGATACTGCAAAGGAAATAGCAGATCTAGAAGCTGGTATGAATGCAGCTGATCCTGCACAGGCTCAAAAATTGTCAATGAAACAGAATTTATCTAAAGGAATGAAAAACCTTAAGAATAAAGCTAAAGATAAATTAAAAGAAACTGGGAAAAGAGCAACTGAAGATTTAACTAGAATGGGTAAATCTAAAATTGAAGAACTTGAAATTGAAGCTAAAAGATTAGTTAATCGTAGAATTCCAACATTAGAGAATATTTACGGAAAGGCTATAAGAGCATTAGATGCTGCAACTGATGTTAAAAAAATATCTGCTGCTGTTGAAAGTGCTGCCGGCAAAAACGTTCATTTTCTAAATGGAACTCCTCTCGTTGACGTCTTAAATAAAGCAAATCGAGACGCATTAATTAATATAGGAAACGTATATAAAAGGTAATACATGGCAACAGTCGACGAAATAGGAAATGATAACATCAGGGATACCCACTGGCTCGGTAAAGTTGTTGATAACAAAGACCCATTAAAAAATGGAAGATGTAAAGTTCTTGTCTTTGGTAAATTTGATAATGTACCTCCAGCTGATATTCCTTGGGCTGCTTGTGGAAACAGAGGCACTGTAGGTGCGCATGCTATTCCAAATGTAAACGATGTAGTTTCTGTTCGTTTTGATAACGGTAATTTATACCATCCTGAATATTTCTATCAGGTTAATCAACGTAAAATTTTAAAATCAGAGGTTTTAGATGCCTTGTCAGAAGATGAAGCACAACAGACTATCTCATTAGTCTACGATGAAGTACGTGGCATCAGAATCTATCATTCTCCTAAAGATGGTATAATTATCACAAAAGGTAAGGGTGCCAAGGAGAGACCCCTAATACAAATCGATGAAAAGAACAATATTAAAATCAGTACAGATACTAAAATCTTTTTAGATGCTGGTAATGTTTATTTGTCAAATACTGGAGAGGCATCAGAAGATACTAAAGAACCAGCAGTTAGAGGTAAATCATTAGAAAAATTCTTAGAATCATTTAAGTCTGAATATAATTCGCATACTCATCCTACTCCTACCGGTCCTAGTGGTCCGCCTGTTAAACCATGGGCTCCACAACATAAGCCATATCAGCAAGAAGGTAAATAATTAGGATAAATATCTTATAAAATATAACATTATGCCTGCACAGTGGCCACTATTTATAAATAACGTATCATCAAAACTAGCAAGTCGATCTTCTAAAGGAGCAGATGACATTGGTACGTTTGTGGCAAACGAATATTTTAATGCAGTCAAAACAGCGCAAACTCCATTTGGAAATCTTCATAGTTCTGGTCAAAAGACCATATTAGAAATTGGATTCAAAAAAGCGTTCAATGATTTATTTAAATCCTTAGCTCCTACATTAGAAGATAAGATTAAAGATGGGAATTATGCTGACCTATTAGAAGGTCTACCGATTCCAAAGAAATACGACGCAGCTGCTGAATTTAGAAAATGGGTTATTAGCAAGGGTGATGCCTTGCCAGATACTAATTTCTATGAATTCTTTCCCCCTAAACCAGAACCTACAAAACCAATTGGAGCAGCTCCAGAATTAACTAGCGCTGATATTTTCGGAGCAGCGGTAGAACAGTCTCAACCAATCTTAACTTTTACAGGTAAAAGTGGTTTAGCACCTTACATATTTACATATACTTTAAATGATGGAGAACCTATTCAAATTACGTCTGACGAAAATGGATTTGCAAATCTATATGCGCCATTCGATACTCCTGGAAAATTAAAATATACTCTAACAAATGTAGTTGATTCTGCATTTCCAGATACTCAACATAAATTAAATCAAACCGTTGAAATTAATATTCCAACAGATTCAACAAAACCGGCTGAAGTTATTAATGGAACTGTAAAACCAAAATTAGTTTTAACAGAAGAAGAAAAACTTGAATTGATTGTAAAAAGAGTTTTATACCAAAATGATGGTAATATTAAGTTTGTACGATTTTTGACTAGATTTTCATTAGGATATGAAAAAGAATATGGTAAAAAGGTAGGAGATGAATGTGCTAGAATACTTGGTGTTACTGATAGAAAAACCATAGTAAGTCAGATCACTACAAAATATACTAATATTTATAATACCAAGTCTCAAGTACCTACTAAACAGACGGCGTACTCTATTAATAAAGAATACGAATTATTAATTGCTAATGAAAGATATGCTCTTAAAACTACGTTAGTTTCTTTTTTATCAAAAAAAGATGCTATCATACAGTCAGAAGCAGACGCTGAATATCTTCGCGTAAATTCAAATCTTAAAACAACTTTAAAGAATCCGCTAAATAAAAAGATTATTCAATTCGAACATTTAGATGACAAAGAAGTATGGCCAACCTGGCTGACTGATTTTCTTATTTGTAAATTATGTTATGTGAAAGGTATCGATGATGTTACTCAAACTACGCATGATAAAGCAACGACACCTAATGAGAACGATAGAATTGAAGCAAAAAGAAAACTACGTAAGACAGATCGAGAAAAGCACAATGCCCTACAAAAGCAATGGATCGATGAACTTGCAGTTTCCGAAAAGAAGGATGCCGATCCAGAAGATGGAAAAGATGATCCTTATGATACTATGGCAAGCGCGATAATTAATTATTGGATGAGTTGCGCAGTTGCACCATTTAAATCTGCTCCTCCTGTTCCACCATGTTTGATTCCTACTCCAGGTACTTATATACCTCTATATTATGGAAGTAAAAAGGCTTTAGCAAAGGATCTTAGAAGAGCATGGAATACCGGTAAATTAGCAAAACTCGAGCCACTATTACAGCCAGCCACCAAAGCAGTTGCCGCAGCAGTTGCCGCAGCATGTGCAAAACACCTTTTACAATTAAAATTTATATACATGGGCCAGATACCGACACCAGGTGGTCCTGTTCCGATGATTGGTTTCGTGCCAACTGCTTTTTAAATTCGATATATAACTCATAATTCACTTTTAATTTAAACAAACAAATGCTACAAGAATTAGTAAAAAAACAAGACCTAATCCAAAAAACAACAAAAGAGTTGCCAACCCAAGGATTAGAAGATTTCGATTGGGATGCGTACACTGAAGGCTGTCCAAGCCGAATGAGAAAAGGAAATCCACACGTTAAAGTACCGCATGGCGTTAAAGTTTATTCTTTAGCAAAAAATGCACAACAAATGTACGAAATGTACGAAAATTCATTAGATAAATTTGTATCTAAAGTTTCGAATGGCGATCATTTAGTTGGTAAAATATATTCAATGGATTCAAGATGGGCAACTATCGACGTTGGTCACAGAGAATTAATTTATATTGATTTAGATCGTGAATCCCCTGCTTTTAAGGAATTAATCCAAAAAGATAAAGAATTTACTGTTAAAATTATTGATGACAGTTCAAGTAAAGGATTCTGCCTAGGTTCTATAACAGAAGGAACGAAACAAGCTATCATTAATGATTTAATGGCTGCCGCTGAAACCAAGAGTACCGCATACGCCGGAAGAATCGATAAAATGATTCCAGGTGGAGGTTATATGGTAACAGTACAAGGTATTGAATGTTTCATGCCAGGATCTTTAGCAGGTATTAATAAACTAGCTAACTTTGAATCTATCATCGGAACAGATATGTATGTTGTTCCTGTTTCATTCTCACCAGAAAAAGGTACAATCGTAGTTTCGCATCGTGCATATTTACAAGCAATGATTCCTCAACACATTGAAGAACTTAGAGCAAATATGGAGAAGGAACAAGAAGGTAATGTAACTGGTTCAACTAAATACGGAGTATTCGTTGAATTTAATGGTTGCTTAACTGGTATGATTCACATTAACGATTTATCTACCGAAACAGCAGAACTTTATGCTAAAGGTAATTTAAATCCAGGAACTCCAATTACATTCTTTGTTAAAGATATTATATCAACTACGAAAATAACTTTAACTCAGAAAACTGATTCTACCGTTAATCCATGGAATGGCGCATCGAGTAGATATGCTACACCTCAAGAAGTTCAAGGAACTGTTCGATCTATTAAAGATTACGGTTTATTTATTGAAATCGAGGAAGGAATTACAGGTCTTCTGCATTCTAGCGAATTAGAAGGAATTAATATTCAAGATATTAAAAAGGGAGATCCTATAACTGTAGTGATTACTAGAATCGAAGAAGAAACCAGAAAGGTATTTCTAAAGTTAGTTTAAATCTTAACAGGATATATATAGTGAACATAACTATATAAATCCAGTAAATGATTAACTTAAGTGATTCAGAGATTCTCCAAAAAGGTCTCGTAGGAATAGAATTCGAATTCTATGCAAATGTAAGTCTAGAAGAAACAACTAAGCAATTAGCTGAAGTTTTAGGCAAGAAGATTAGAATTGAGAAGAAACATCACAGTGAATTTGCTCCGAATCAAAAGGAGTTTAAGATAGAACCCGATATGAGTGGAGGCGCCGGACTAATGGAATTAGTTACTGGCGCCTTGCCTTATTCCGAGGGTAGAATGATTATAATTAAAGTATGCGACTGGATTAATAAGAATGGTTATACTTCTGACCGTTCATCTATTCACCTTAATTTAAGTTTTGATCCTAAATTAACTGGAAACAAGTATCAAATTTCCAGAATGAGTCCTCTTAAATTTATTTTAGATTTTAAAGAAGAGCAGGTTTGGAAAGCTTTTCCAATGAGAAAAGATTCAGCTTATGCGAAATCAATTAAATTTATTTTGCCTAGAACTGAAACATATATCTACGACGGAAATCATATTAACCAAACGAATTTTATATTCCCTCAATCAAAGTATTACGGAGTAAACTTTGAAAAATTACCAAAGAATTACTTAGAGTTTAGATATTTAGGAGGAGAGGATTGGCATAAAAAACAATCAAAAATCCTAAATCTATTAGATTCATTCTTGTTACAATTATGGAACACTTCGACAAGCGAAGGATTCTCTAGTAATAATAAACTTGAATTAAAAAGAATCTTAACCAACAATAAGAAAATTATTAACTCTAGACTTGATTGGAGAAACATCAATAAAGGTTGGAAAGATATTACTTTGCAAGTTGATTTAAATGACGATCCAAATATTATCGACATATACTGGCCTCAGATCAAAGAACGGGTTATAATGCTGTTCACCAATGGACAATTAGATAAGGGACATATTAACTATGATTCCGATACTGGAAGGATCCAGGTTGAAGGAGGTAACCTACCCTATTGTTTCGATATTATGAACTACGAGTTTATAAAATGTAATATAATGGGAGAACTTACTCAATGCGACATATTCCAGTCAGATGTAAAATCAGCAAATTTATTATCATGTAATTTATATCAAGGAACTCAGGTAACTGGTTCTAAAATAGGCTCATGCTATGTTAACAAGAGCTGCGTTTCAACAAACTGTTATGTCCATGGAATCGATGGGGTATACAGTGGTAGAATGAACGATGGAATCTTTAGAGAAGGAAAATACACTAAAGAAGCTATTTTCAAAGATACTGAAATTATTGATTCAACAAAAATATAATTTAAGAAAATGAGTGATATTTATCAAGGTACCGAATTAGGACTTACTACACCACCTTCATGGGATGCTGCGTGTTATAATAATTTTATCAATCTGTTAGCGGACGATATTACTGGGTCTTGTATGATTCCAATGAACTTACCGAGAAAAGAAGTTCAAAATATAGTTGAAAGAGCTAAGAAATGGTTTTATAAGAATTATGAATATTCTGTAAGAACTACTTTTATAGGTATTCCTGTTTCTATATTTAAAACAGAATATTTTAAAAGAACAAGAAGTATTACTCTTCCAAAAGCTGATGCTACTACAGGTGGTGGAGAGATATTCTCAGTTTATGGAGTATACCCAACTGGATCTAGATTCGGCGCTGGAACTTCAGTAACCTTTACAACTGGTGATTTTGCCATGGAGAAAATGTTATACGGTGGTTTATACGGAGGTAGTGGAACTGTTTCAGGTGCTGAAAACCTACAATACTATGTAATTAATGAAAGTTATTTCGATTTAACTAGAAGTATCTTAGACAATCCAACCGGATTTGAGTACAGTCAACTAACACACGAACTTAGATTTACTGGTGAAGTTCCTATAAAAGATACTATCATCGAATGTTACGAAACTGTACCTCATTGTTCATTGTTTGACGATGAAGCATTCTTTAGATATTGCGCAGCTAAGATTAAAATTGCATTAGGAAGCAAAATGGGAATCTTTAATTTTAATCTTCCAGGAAATATTCAAATAAATGCAGATGCAATTCAATCTTTAGGAGAATCAGAATTAGAAGCAGTAATCGAGGAAATCAAAGGCGACGAAGGAGTTGACTGGATGATGCACTCATAAAAACACGATAAATACTAAATGGAATTGTATATTAAGACTAACGGAGACCCAAATTATGACCCAACAAAATTGCAGTCTGATAGCAGAATTGCGACTTTGATGGCGCAAATCGACGTTATTCTTTTTACGAGAAAAGGAGAAGTATTAGGAGAACCTGGACTAGGCTGTAATCTTGAAGATTTAGTTTATGCCCTTAGTTACAATGACTCACAAATAAAAAACGAAATTGAGCAGCAACTTTCGCGATATGTACCGTTGGCAGAGGTAATGAACGTATCAGTTGATGTTGAATTTGACACATCTTCGAACGACAGGGATGCAATATTCATCAATATTAACATTGATGGTGGAAAAGAAACCGTTCAAGTTGTAATATAAACATAGTATAAGATGGCAAATCTAACCTTTTTACAAAAAACCAGAATCCAAGCTAGTGAATTACTAGCCGATACTAAAACCTATATGGGTAGACTCTACTCGAGATTAGGCGAAGTATTTACACCGGCTTCTCCGTTTTTCCAAATCATAACTGTATTGGCGGAATTATCAGAATTGATATTCTTCTATATTGAAGATTCTACAGTTGAACAAAATATCATAACTGCTCAGCAACCTGAATCTATATATGGTCTTGCTAGATTAGCTGGACATGATGCATTTAGAGGTTCTTCGGCTATTGGAGAAATTCGTGTTAGATTAAATACTTCAGCAAATTCTGAAATCGCAGGAGATGCTATTAATATTTCAGCAAATTCGGTTATTAAAGCAAATGGAAACGGATTAGAATATATTTTAAGAACAAATAACGATCAATTTAGAATTGAGAAATCTAATTTTAATTATATTAGGATTCCAATTATACAGGGTTCACATGAATCGCAAAATGTAACCGCAACTGGAGAGCCCTTACAGTCATTTAATATTAATACTAAAGGATATACCGACCATTACTCTACTAGAGTTTCGGTAAATGGTGAATTATGGACAAGACATGAAACTTTATATGACATGCTACCGACTACTAAAGGCTACCTTATAAAAACGGGTATTAGTGGTGGTTTAGATTTGTATTTTGGAAATTCTAGTTTTGGAATGATGCCTCCAGCGGGAGCTACGATTACGATAGAATATATTGTACATGGTGGAGAAGCTGGAAATCTTATTGATGCAAAAGATATTACTTTTAAATTTCAATCAGAAGGAACTGATTCAACGGGTCAAACATATGACTTAAATAAAATATTAGAACTTGAATGTACTCTAGCACCTAAGATGGGAGCTTATCCAGAAACAATCAAGACAACTAAATTAATTGCGCCACTAGCGTCTAAATCTTTTGTGTTGGCTCACCCTGACAATTATGAATATTTCCTATCAAGATACGGTTTATTTTCATACCTTGATGCCTATAATACAACTGACGATGGTTTTTTAGATGATGATAATATTATCTACCTATTCATGTTGCCAAACACTAAAAAGAAATTAACAAAGAACAAAGATTATTTTAGTCTTGATATTAACGAGTTTTTCTTTTCATCTGATGAGAAAAATGGAATACTTGGTTTGCTAGAAAATTCTGGCCAACAGATGGTTACAACGGAAGTTCAAATCGTAGAGCCAATTGCTAAGTATTATAGAATGGATATTAAGATTAGATATTTCGAAGGATATTCAAAAACAAACATATTCACCGATATTAGAGCAAGAGTTTCTGAGTATCTAATGAATATTACTAGAAGAGATCGTTTACCAAAATCGGATTTAATTGCTATTATTGAAGGTGTTGATGGTGTAGATTCTGTAAACATTAGATTTGTTTCAGAAACTGAAGAGACAGCTAGAAGAAACGGATACTATACTTCAACAACAACTACTGTAACTCCTTCTACTCCAACTTTAGAAACTATTGGAAATGGAAAACAAAAATTTGTATTCTTTAAAAGAACTACCACGACGACAAACGTTAATTTTGAAAAAGGCGCACCTTTACCTGAATCGGTAATTGGATTAGATTCCTTTGGAGATATTATTCTTGGCAAAGAGGAAGTTGCAATGTTTAGAGGCGGTTGGAAAGATCAAGCTGGAATCGCGGTTCCAGATGATGCAAGAAACGGAGAAATGGCAGCTCTATCAGTTTATTTTGACGAGCCACCTGTTCAGAATACAATATACTCTACGATACAAACTCAAAATAGAAAGAAACTGTAATGGCTAAAGAACAAATAAATTTATTTGACGGTCTATTTTCATCAGGTTACGAAAGTATTTATGACTTTCAAGTTAGTGCTTTCGATGATAGAAAAAACTTAGGTCATGATTTTAGATCAAGCATACTTTCAAAATCGCTATCAAATGCTCTATTAAGAAATGAGTATGTTGGCGATTTTATCATATTACTACAGGAAGTTATCGTTAAATATGTAGATGCTGTAACGCATTTAAACATATATAAGAACTTCACTGTTAGTAAAAATTATACTAAAATAAGATAACAAATGGGAAAATATTCGAATCTCAGATTCTTTAATGGTGCATCACATGAATTAAATTTTAATTATGATTCAGTATCCGAGTCGTGGGACGGAATCATATATGCTCCAAGAGTTTCTGTTGGTTTGTATGAGACTATTAATCTTTTTATTCTTGAAGAAGTTTATAAACAATTAGGAGGATCTGAATACGTTTTACCTATTTCAGAAAATCAAACTTCTAGAAAGATAAAATTCGAGTTTGAAGATAACGAAAGTTACAAAGGCGATATATTCTTATACAATACTGCATTAGATTCAAATGGTAATTTTACCATAAATCAGGCAACTTCTCAGATAGAGAACATGCAAGCCTATTCTACTAGCACTGGAACCTTTACTTATGTAAACTATAATACGACTGAAACCAATCCAAATACTGGTAATATTTATAAGGTAATTCCTAGTAATGTTTCACCAGAAGCTCTACATTGTAGAATTGCCCTAATGTCAGAAGAGGAGAAAATCCATATTAAACTTTTGAATATTTATGAAGTTGGTGCTGATGGAAAAAACTCTCATCGAATAGCAACTATTAAAATATACGGTGAAACTGAAGGAGAAGACGAAAGATTAACAATTCTTTTGAATAACTTAGGACTTTCTTTTCACGAAGAAGATTTCCTGATTTTTAAATCCAGCGACGTTAATGAACTTAAAGTTAATCATTTACTATTAAACGAAAAGAGAAAAGAACTTTTATTAGAAGGTCACAATATAAAACCGTTTATTGGTACTTATAAGGCTATCATCAACGCGATCAAATTCTTTGGATATGATAATATCAAACTTAAGGAATATTGGTTAAATATTGATGAGCAATCAGCGGGATTTGGTAAATTAAGAGCAGTTGCTGTAGCAGATCCTAATGCATCTGGATATTTGGTAAAGAAAAACGATGCAATTGAATTACCTAATTCTAATTTAAAGAAAACTTCAAGATTCTCGTTAGTTTATAAATTAAACGAACCAGACGGTGGAGTTGACGAGTGGGATATTCCTACCGTTAAAGAGTCTTTTGACTTTACACCAGAAGAAATCTTAGTAAAATTATATGGCCTTAAAAGAAGGCTACAAAAAGACTATTTGCCTTTACAAGCAAAAATTGTCGATATTACCGGAGAAGGAGACTTCTTTACTCAATTTAGTCAAAATATTTGGAGAGACCAGCATACTATTCAAGTTCAGAATTCTGGAACTGCAGTAGATTTTACAGTATTTCCAAATCGTAGATTATACATTGAAGATTTACGATTAGTAAGTCAAGATTTGGCTGATAATACAACCGGTTTTCCAATAGCTGGTCAAGCTGCTGTAATTACCGAAGTTGAGAATTTCTATGAGACATATCATAACCAAGAATTAAACACATTTACGACTCTATCTAATGTTCCAATTGGATGTCCAGTTGTTTTAGAATGCAACACGTTAACTGACGATTGGAGTGAATGTAATTTCACATGGAACGATGTTGATTTTGCCGCAAATGATTATACTGGAATAGCTTCATCGCTTTACACATGGAATACTCTTTGGAAAAAAGATGTCTATGAAGCAGAATGGATCGTTAAGGGACCTAGAGGATATTTTTATACCGGAAGAGGTCTTGTAGATAATTATAGAAAAATGCTTCTTGTCCTTCCTAATAATGGAACTTATGAGATAGTTTTAAATTTATATGATTTATACAATGCACGTTCTTATAGAAGAAAATCTGACATTGTTGTACATAATAAAGCTGTTGAATTATATGGTTTCTATTCGTTTAAACCAGAAATGGATCAATGGAATCTAGATGATTTAACATGGGATAAATCTGGCGGTTATTATGACCAGCCACACGATAGCTATAATGATATAAATGAAATGGTTGGATCTTGGTATTTGACTTTTGATCGTGCTAATTATCCACACGATCCATCAAATGGATTAAACTTCTCTACTGTTTCAAGGTATTTAGATACTAATTCAGCGACTAGCTTTGCTGAAACTGACGGTCCGTTTATTTGGAAAAATCTAAAATCTCAAGAATGGGATGACGGATATGGAATTACGTGGGATTCTACTAGAATTGGAACAGACTTGACAGCATCGTTTAAAATAAATTATTTTATTCCGAATGGCGCAAGTTCTATAAGTACCGCTTTCGATAAAATAGTTATAGAATACACAGATCCGGCTACTAACAACGTCCTAACAGAATCTTACACAGTGACTAGTACATTACCTTCGAGCACTACTAATTTATCGGCATTTATTAATATACAGAATGAATTAAACGGCTTAGATCCTTTAGCGTATCCTATTTTTAGTAAATTTAAGTACAACGCGATACTAATCGACACTAATGGAAACGGAACAGAGGACACTGCTTATTATATTCTAGCCGTTGGTAAAGAATATTCTAGTACATATGATTTTAATACTGTTAAAATGTATCTTTCTGGAGTTTACAAACCTTTAGCTACTTCTGGATGGGTAAAATATAAAGCATATAATCCAAAATGGAATGATATTATTTTGTTCGAAGACCATGCTAATATTTCTCTGATGCAGCACATTACAATATCCTATGATAAATCTAATATGCCGGGCATCGTTGCACAGGAATGGAAAATTACAAATAATAAAACCGGTTCTATCATAACTTACGACGAACAATGGCTAACCTACTTGTTTTCTGAAAAAGGAGATTACACAATTGAATTAAAAGTAACCGACTGTAATGGAAATATAAACTCAATTAAAAAGAATATGATTTCAGTCGTAAATTCAGTATTAGCTAGACCAAGAAGGAAACCAAAATATCAATATACCTCGGCATAATCGAATTTACGCTGATATATACTATGATGATACTTAAAAACAATAAATATAACTAAAATGGCAACAATCACAACAATTCTAGGTACCGATAGCGTATCGTCATCAAGAGTAACTCTTAATGACAATTTTGCTGCAATTAACCAAGAACTTGCTGACATCGCTTTATTGCTAGATGTACTTAATGAAACA